GCCACGTGTCTATTTCAAATAATTTTTAATTTAAAAACAATTCTATTTTAAAAAATGTTATATCTTGAATTCCTACAGCATGCCCCCCGGGAGGGTGGGGGGGGTCCCCTTTAGGGGGGGGCGAAGCCCATACATTAGCTGGGAACCTCAAGCATGAGTAGACAAGAAGTGAGCTCTAACATGAGTAGACAAGAAGTGAGCTCCAACACGGGGTAGGTATAGTATTACCCTACCCCGTCGGCACCTCCGCCCGTCGGCACCGCACGTGCTTTTCACTATTTAACGATTTTCACGTGGTTTACACGTGATTTCTAGGAAAAGTACACATAACAACATGAAGAGAAAAACAGCTTGGGAATTAGTAAACAGAAGACGCCCTTTCGGCGTCAACCGTGGTTTTACCAGACAGAATGTTGTTATCCCCCCAAATCGACCAAGATTAAGACAACCAATGAGAATACAACCAGTTGCAGGATATACAAGAACTGCAGGATTTTATGGCCGTTTCGGCCAAGCAGCCAGGGATAATGGTTTAGTCCCTGAAAATAAATTCTTTGACACAACACTAGCAATGACTTTAGATAGTACAGCAATAGAAGTTTCAACAACAGCAGCAACAGGAGGTATCCTCCTGATTCCTCAAGCAGATACAGAATCAGCAAGAGATGGAAGAGCTTGTCATATCAACTCTGTACATATTAAGGGTGTCCTACAACTGGCTCCAGGTGGTTCAGCTACTTGCTCCGGTATTGCTTATATGTACTTTATTCAAGATACTCAAGCAAATGGCGGGTATCCCGCCGTGGCAGATGTTTTTTCAAACACAATACCGCATTCGATCCTCTTCAACTTAGTAAACAACAAAAGATTCAAAATAATTAAAAAATGGGTTGTACCCTTTAATCCCCCTGCAGGAGCATCTGAATTTTATAATTCAGTTTCAAAAAATATAGATTTCTATACGAATCTCTCGATTCCAATGGATTATTCTGGCCTTACTGGCGCCGTGACAGAAATAAGAAGCAATAACCTCTTTTTTGCCTTTGGCTCAGGAGGGTCAGTATCAATTGATGACACAATTGTGTTTAATGGCATAGCCAGAGTACGATTTAGAGGATAATACAAAATAAAAATTTATTATTGTGAAACACTTTCATCAAAATTAAGAGCGTATGGCTCTTGCTCCCTTTCTTGCCATTGATCCACATCAATAGCATTCTCAGATTCCCAGCGATTTAAGAGCTGATGTACAGTTTCTGTACCAACAGTAGCATTCTCCCTCTCCAGTGCGGGCCGTTTATCCAAGTGAATGAGCTTGAAGCGGCGCAAGATAGGCTCATGAACATTCTTGTCTGGCCACAGCATTTCCGGGCTATAATTGCTAGTCACAATAATCTTCTTTGGGCGTAGCACAGTAGAGTCGCATTTAATCTCAGCACGGAAACCATAACGATCTCCCCAGATCTTTAAAAAATCTCCCATCCAGCCGTGGCTGAGACCAACATCTTCAATAAGAACAACTTCTTCACCATTGTAAGATTCCCACCATTTGTTATTCATCTTTAAGTAAAAGCCTTCATTCTCGGTACGAGCTTTCCTACTCTTTCCTAAAAATTAATAATAAGATAATAATAATAACAAACCTGTCCCTGTGGGACCCCAGATCCACTCATTAGGGGCATTATTATCAGCCCAATCAAGATCTTTAGGAACTTTTTGATTACGTTTGTCAGATCTAATACGCTTTAGCGTATTGTAATGTTGAACATAGATCTTAGCATCAATCTCTTCAATACGATCTTCGTGACAGAGACTCCTTACAGTCTCCCATTTTTCTTGCTCTGCAATTCCGCCGGCGACATTTTGAGCAGCAGGGAGTTCACCAAATTCAATAAAAACCCCATCTTTCTTGCAGTAATCTGCAGCCTGAGTAGGAGTAGAGCGTTTCGCCTTGACTTCGATATGGGCAGTTGGAAAGTACTTCTTGACAACAGGGAATTTGGTCCTGTTCTTAAAGCAGATATAGGCTTGTAAATGAGGGGTACCCTCAGCACCAACTTCTTTACCATAAACATAATACGCAGTTCGATCTTGGATCGAAGTAAATTGAGCTTCATGAGCAGGCAACCAATTATTAATTGTAAGACACCAATGTAAAGCTTGACTTGTATTAGTAGTTGCATTAGTTACTTCCATGTTGAGATAGGATGACGATTGAAAATCCCAAATTCCATTTTATAGTACACAAAATCACGTGCCACGTGAAAATGAAATTTCAATCCACGTGCCACGTGTCTATTTCAAATAATTTTTAATTTAAAAACAATTCTATTTTAAAAAATGTTATATCTTGAATTCCTACAGCATGCCCCCCGGGAGGGTGGGGGGGGTCCCCTTTAGGGGGGGG